CCATGACGCCGACCAGCGAGCCGAAATGGAAATTGGGAAACCGAATAAAATCGAGCCCGTAGAACTGGGTGATGCGGATCGCGCGTCGCACCACCTCCTCGATGGTGTCCTCGCAGAACAGGCCGTAGACCGGCACTTGCGCGATCGGGAGGCCGCAGAAATTCAATCCGGCAGCGGCGGCGATCATCAACTGGATCAGAAATGTCGACTTGTAGACCCCGCTGACGCCGTAGAGCCCGGTGGTCTGACCGCGCGGTATCCAGTCCTCCATGATCCATTCGCGTGCCGGGATCAGGCGGCCTGCCCAATTGGCAAGGTGATCGAGGGTCCAGGGCGGCGGTTTCCAATCCTCGGTGTCATGGCCGTTGGAGGCAGGATCGTGCCCGTTAAGCTGGAACGGCTCGGTCTGTTCGATGATCTCGTCGAGCACCGACTGCGAGCCGCCTTCGTCGAGCCAGTCGGAGATGTCTTTGCCGTAGTGCGGCTCGCTTTTTGCCTCGGCGCGGGGATACAGCCGGATGATCCGCACCGCTGCGCCAGCGCGGGCGAGCTGGGGCGCCAGCTTGGCCGAGCGCTCGCGGCCCGCCGGGTCGTTGTCCTCCAACAGGATGACCTCGCCGCCGGCAAAGATGGCGTTAAACTCGCTGCGCCAATATCCGGCGCCGCCGGGGTTGGTGGTGGCGACGACGCCCCAATCGGCACGAACGCGGTCGACGTCCTTCTCGCCCTCGCAGAGATAGGCCCGCCAGGGATGCCCGTTGCCGGTCTTCTTGGCGGCGATCAGCTCGGGCAGGTGGTAGAGCACCCGGCGGGTATTGCCGAGCTTCCAGCTCCAGCCGTCGCCCTCGGGTTTGCGCTGGCGGAACTGGTGGTCGGGAAACCGCACCACCTGGAACAGCAGGGCGCCGCGCTCGTCGACGTAATCGTAGGTGATGCGCTTGGGGGTGACGTCGCGCGGGCGATCGTCCAGCAGGTGATGGTCGCGGGCCCAGGATAATACGTCGTCGTGACCGCTGCGGTGGATGAGGCTCCAGGCGTCGCCCCCGTCCTTGGCTTCGTGGTCGTACCACAGCCCACGATCGTCGCCGCGCACCTCGATCTTCAGGGACCCGTGGGTGCCGAAGCGCACCGCGTCGGGCTCGGTGTGGCCCTTGAAGCGTTCCCCCAGTCTGCCCTCCCGCTCCAGCGCCGTGACGATTTCGGAAATTCGCTGGTTGAGGTCGGACACAGCACACGGTCCTCCGGCAGAAAATTGCGAGGAGCCGGGGAAGCGCTTGGTCTGCCTTGGGTTTCGAGGGAAATGGAAATTGCAAAATAATTACTTGCAATATCCTGGAAATTCCCGGAGAAGACTCAAGCGACCATGCCCCCAGCATGGTTTGTGAAGAAGCCATGCCCTCGCATGGTTGACCGTGCATCCCCTGCACGTAGCGTCGATCCGATGACCCAAGGCCAGACCCGGCGTTCCCCCGCCGGGTTTGGTATTTCTGGAACAGGCTGGGCAGAATGCCCCCGGCCGCGAGGGGCTCGCAAGGGGGAACGAATCTCGAACTTGGCGACCTCTGCCGGATCGTTAACCAAGCCAATATCTTAGCGCTGGGAAAAAATTCGAGGGTCAGGCGTTCCGTGTACGTTCCGGGGTGGCGTTAGTAACGGGTGAGCCACCAGAGCCAGATGAAATATCCGGCGAACTCGGCGGTCAGCGCCGCGTACAGCCAGATGTAGACCCACCGCAGGTTCATCGGGTCGGGATGCCCCAGCGGCGGAGCTGGTGCAGCACGGCGTCGACCGAGTTGCACACGGCGATCGTCATGCCCGCCGCGTGCAGGCGCGGGAACACGTCCTCCTGGCCCTCGTAGATGCGCGGGGCGCCGCGCCGGGTCCGCCCCACCCGCGTCTTCGACAGCTTTTGGCCCCGGCGCTTCAGCTCGATGCCGAACACCAGCCCCTGGAAAATGATCAGGATGTCGGGCCAGCCGCGCTTGAGGCCGGCGCGCCCCAAGCGGGCGACCTCGGCGGGGGCGAGCTTGATATGTCCGGCCGGGTAGCAGGCCCAGACGGCGGGCGGCAGGAGCACCCGGTCGAGCACCCGCGCGGTCTGCTCGTGGATGTCCTGCTCCAGCGGCAGGGGCGCGGTAAGGCGGAAGGGGCGGGGCAATTTCTGCGTGCCGGCGAATATATTTGACGGGGTGGAATTTATACGGAATCAATTCGGTCGCGTCGACAATGCTGTCGGTCGCGTGCGAACGGAGGAAAATTCGCATGAAGGATTACAATGTAAGCCACATCCCGCTTGAGGAGATCGACAAGAACCCGCTTAATCCGCAAGGGCGCGGCGAGCTGGGCGACATCAAGGGGCTGATGCACTCGATCGTCGAGCGCGGGCTGTACTACCCGATCCTGGTCAACAAGAAGCCGGACGGGCGCTACCTGATCGTCGAGGGGCATCGCCGCTACGCGGTGTTCACCGAGAAGAAGTCGCAGAACCCCGACTTCGCTACGATCCCGTCGCTGGTGATCAATGTCGGCAACGAGTACATCACGGCGATCTTCCGCGAGATCAACGAGACCTCGAAGAAGCTGACGGGCAAGCAGTGGCTGGAGGTGTTCGCCCTCGGCGGCAAGCCCAAGGACCTGCCGTCGCGTCTGGCCAACAGTTGCGAAGCGCTGGGGACGATGTTCACCGCCGCCGAGTTGATGAAGATCGCGCGCCGACAGGGCCCGAGCGTCCACGGTCTGGCCCGCCGCGTTGCCACCTTCATCGACCTCAATCCAGATGATCAGGTCAAGCTGCGCGAGATCGTGGCCTGGCTGGTCAGCTCGGGCGATAGCGTCAACGTCCGCGTGGCGATGGAGGACAACAACGCCGAAAAGGTGCGCACCGCCATTGCGGGGAAGCACCGCATCGACGGCAATCCCTTCCCCGAAGGCGAGCTGGTGCCCTATCGCAAGCCGCAGCTCGTGGCGGCGTAGTCTGAACCCAAGTGCGTGAACTCAGGGGCGGCTGGCAGGCCGCCCCTTCTTTATGGAAGGACTGAATTATGGCGGAATTGATCACCCTTGCCCAGCGACCCGACGTCATCCGCGTTACTCGTGGCTCGGTTATTCAACAGCAACCGGAGCTGATGCGTCAGGAACAGGCGAAGGCTGACGCGATCATCGACTACGCTCGCAAGGTCAAGGATTGGCCACTGCTCGACGAGGCGGTCACTGCCAAGATCGAGGACCAGCGCGAATTTGTGGCGTGGTGGAAAGAGACTGTTACCGGCAGTCGTCACAACATCAACCCGCCAGAAAACGCAGACCGGGGTTTTCTGGCGCGCGCCGACGCCGAGACGCTGACCGGCATCACCCAGCAACAGGTGTCGCGCTGGCGCATCCGACTAAAGGACATCGAAGGCTATCGTCAAAAATTGACCGGGGCCGCTTATCGCATTGCCTGGGGCGGCGTCCACAACGACGGCGCGCGCGGGTCGCGGGGGACCGGCGAGCACGAGTGGTTCACGCCGATCGTCTACATCGAGGCAGCGCGTCTGGCGCTGGGCGCGATCGACCTCGACCCGGCCAGCCATGCGTATGCGCAGGCATATGTCCGGGCCGAAGCATTCCACACCGTCGAGGATGACGGGCTGGCGCAGGAGTGGCACGGGCGCGTCTGGCTCAACCCGCCTTATGGACGCGAGGTGATCGGGCTGTTCGTCAACAAACTGATCGAGGAACTAGGCAATGGCCGCACCACGGCGGCGATCATGCTGACGCACAATTATACCGACACCGAGTGGTTTCATGCTGCCGCCCGCTACGCAACCGCGCTGTGCTTTACGCTGGGGCGGGTGAAGTTCGTCGACAGCAACGGCGAACCCGCCAACCCGACCCAGGGGCAGGTGTTCTTTTATTACGGCGCCGACACTGCCAGGTTTGCCGAGAACTTCGCGCGCTTTGGGCTGATCGTTAATCCAGCTCCAGGAAATACTGGTTGGGGTCGATTATCTTGCGGCGACGCCGCCGGATTTTCGGCCCCTCGTAGATCAGCGAGTACCACACCCGCATCGGCCGGCGGTGGTTGACCCGCTGGCGCGATTCGACATGATCCTCGGTCGGGATGCAGACCTGGTTGCGCTTGGCTTCCAACATCAGCGGCCCGATGGCGCGGTGCTCGTGCGTCGCCGGGCCGCGTCGATGCTGGCGCAGCCGCTCCACGTCGTCGATCGTGAAATAGGGCTTCTTGCGGGCGACCTCGACGATGGCGGCAGCGAACCAGGCGGCCCACACCGGGTTGGCGCCGCGCGCCGCGCGACCGATCCCGGCGGCGCGAGCGGCATGTCCGCCGCTAAAGGCGCCGAGCATCAGGCGGCATCGTCCCCCGTATCGTGCAGCTTGGGCCGGTTGCGCGAGCCCGGTGGGCGCCCCGGACCGCGCCGCGCGCCGTTGCCGCTCTCGGGCCGCATGCGCTCTGCGAGATGGCCCTGACCGGCCATCCAGCCCTGGTCCCAGCGGGCGTGCATCGTGCTGCCGACACCCCACGGGTTCTGGTCGCGTGGGCGCCCCGCTTCGCCCGCCGCCCGGCCCGCCGATTCGGTCTGGTAAATCTGGTCGGGGCTGTACTCCGCCTCGTCGTCCCCATCCTCCTCGAACTCGTCGTTGGGCGGTGGCGGCTCGAATAAATCGCCCTGCGTCCCGATCGGCTTACCGAGCCACGCCATCAGCCGGCGAAATTCGCGATCGTCCTGCTCGCGCATGTCCTCGGATTTACCGGACTCGCGGCGAGCCCGGTCGAAGGCGGCCAGGCTGATACCGGCGCCCTTGATGCGCTTGCGCAGGTCCTTGCGCATGCCCACCGCCTGGTCGACGGCGGCGTCGACGTCCATGTACTCGTCGACGAATTGCAGGAATGTCGCCTGGGTGATGTTGCCGTAGGTGTCCGGTATTTCCTGGCTCTGCATGGGGGAGGTCTCCTGCGCTCGGGTGCGGCAGGTAAAATACCCCCGTGCGCCGGATCAGCCAAACCTCAGACGGCTGATCGGCGGCGGATAGATATCCGGGCGCAGCTCGTAGCGCGGGATTTGCGTCGCTCGCTCGATGGTCATCACATGCGCCACCGGGATGCGCTTCCATACCGCCACGGTGGCGCTGGTGCGCTTGACGATGCGGGCGAGGGCGCACACCCCTCCGGCAGCCGAAAGGGCTACTTCGAGGCCCGGGTCGCGGTCGAATTTCGCCATATTTCGCTAGTCCAAATCAAGCGATAACGCTAGGCTAAGGCGAGTGAGCTGTCCAGAGTATCCCTATGCGAACGGCGCTGTACCGCTGCTAATATCCCGGCACGCGAGCTGCGCCCGGATTTATTATTATAGTGCCTCGTCTACCCGCTCTCCCTTCCCGCAAACTGCCGCTGGCGCTGGCGATGCGTCTCGCGGGGCGCCCCTCATATGACCGCCCGGCGCAGATACGCATCCTGGGGCGGCCCGAGCCCGGCTACTTCGTGGTGCGGCTGGTCAAGCGCGGCCCCTTGGTGCCCGCGATCATCTGGCGCCCCTGCCCGCTGATCCTCCCCGAGCTGCTGTCGGATACCCCAGCCCCGGAGGATTGGTGTCGCCCGACCGAGCGGGGGCGACCGCTGCGGGCGAGGATCGGCGAGGAGGAGGTGAGCCCCAATGTCGTCTGGGAGTGCGGCCGGCGCGTGCCAGAGGCGGAGTATGCTTATCGGGCGGCGCTAGGGGCTTGGGCAAAACAGCACGCCCCAGCGGCTCCAGAAGCGAACCCGGGGCAAGGCGTCAATCTGGCGGCGCAACCCAGTCTGTTCTGAAGGAGGGGACATGAACGCATCCGACAACCGCTTCTACCGCGAGCCCGGCATCGGGGATAACCAGCCGCCGGTCGATTACAACGACCCGGATATTCTGCAGGCCCGGCTGGAGCGCGAATACGCCGACATGCTGGCGCGCTTTGCCGAGCTCGAATTGGGCGCCGCCAAGGTGCCGATAAAAATCGCCACGGACAGCGAAGCGCGGAGCGTCGTCGACTGGGTGGCGCAACAGTGCAAGACCCTGATCACCCAGGCGGAGCGCGCTCACACGAAGGAGAAGGCGCCCTATCTGGCGGGTGGCCGCACCGTCGACCGCTTCTTTAACGACCGGATCAAGCGGCTG